GATTGCCCGATGTGCGGATTGAAGATGGAAAACGCTGGTTGGTTCGAGGCCGGTACAGGCAACCGAGCAGAGAAGGTTGATGACATTGTTACCAAGTTCCTACGCCCTGTCGAAAAGGAGGCCGCACCATCTGAAACAGAAGGAGGTGCAGAAGTAGTGGCAAAGAGTAATGATGTTCCTGAGGCCAAGGAAACTAGTGTTCCGAACCCGTCTGAAGAGGACGCAGCAGGAGACAAAATGGAAACAGAAGCAGCAGCCACCGTCGAAGACGAGCAGGCAGCAGCAGATGTTGACGAAACGAGCGGTACTGAAGATGAAGAAGAGACACCAGTCTCCTCACCAGACGAAGTACACGACGAAGGAGACGAAATCGCAAAGAAGATTGACGACCTCCATGATGCAGTCAAGAAGACTGTCAACGAGTCCAAGGAAGAGACCTTGGCGAAGGTGGCAGAACTTGAGCAGAAGATTGACGAAGCATTGACAAAGGCTTCCGAACTAGAGAATAAGTTCACTGAGTTCGGTCCAAAGTTGGAGGCAATGAAGGCAAGAACAGCCGAACTTGAAAAGAAGTTCGACAAGGTTAATGCCGCAGACGCCTTTAAGAAGTCCGCTGACGTTAGTACAGTGGAATCCACACAGAAGGAAGAAAGTTTCTGGGGTGGAAGCCTGTACTGACAGGCGGTAAACAGTTGTACAGAAATTCTAGGGTAGCGCTTTCTCAGCCGGTTTCCCGGTAGTTTTCCTAGAGAACCTGTCGAATGAATACCAACAAATCCAAGAAGACAAGAGAGGTGAAAGATTCAAAATGAGTAACGATTTGCTAGAGAAGGTTATTTCCACAACGAGCATTGGTGCTGACAGCACAAATGGTGGTGGCCTGCTTTCTCCACAGCAGTCCGGTCGTTTCATCGACTACATGTGGGATGCAACCACACTAGGCTCTCAGGTACGTACTATTCGTATGCGTGCTAATGAGGTCGAGTTGGACCGCATGGCTATCGGTGAGCGTCTAGTTCGTGTCGCTACCGAGGCAGTTGACGACGGCCGAAACGTCGCCGTCGCATTCTCCAAGGTTTCCTTGGGAACTGTCAAGTTGCGCCTAGATTGGGAACTATCCTCCGAAGCACTAGAGGATGGCATCGAGGGTGACGCCCTTGAGGACCACATCGCCCGTCTAATGGCCTCACAGGCTGCAAACGACCTAGAGGATTTGGCTATTGGCGGTGACACAATTGGACACCAGTCCGACCCACTGCTAAAGGCGTTCGATGGTTGGAGGAAGCGTTTGTTCTACGGAGGTACTGTCCTTGACGCTGGTTCTGTAAAGAAGCCAGACGGCACACTGGACAACACCCTGCACCGTGGTACATTCAACTACGCACTGCGCAAGTTCCCACGTAGGTTCATGGACCGCCGTGGAGCACTGAAGTTCTTCACGGCCACTGGCCTAGTGCAAGACTTCATGTACGCAGCGCAGATTGTCGAGCCTGACACGGCCCGTCGATTCACGACAGGCCAGGGAGTCGCTTCTGGCGACAACAACAACCCGGGCACGGCTGCTGGTTGGTCCCCCGCCGCTCCATACGGAGTAGCACTACAGGAAGTTCCGTTGTTCCCTGAGTACAGTGTTGACTTCAACGCTGCATCCTCTGGTCTGGGTAGCCCTGCTACCGGACAGACCGCAGGTAAGGGTTCCGACCTATGGCTAGTAGACCCACAGAACTTGATTTGGGGCGTAAAGCGCGAAATCCAGGTTTTCCGTGAGTTCAAGCCAAAGAAGGACACCATCGAGTACACCCTGTACACCCGTGTTGGTGCAAACGTGGAGAACCCACAGGCTTCTGTTATCGTCAAGAATGTGGCTTACCAGTCCTGACTGACATGACGAACCGCGACTTAGGCTGGCCCTTCGGGGCCAGCCTTCGTCTTTTGATGAAAAATATGCTATCATTGCATATAGAGAACTAGTTTAGGAGATAAAATGGCCGACAAGCCTACAAAGTTTCAAGATTTGGAAAAGGAAGAGTTGATTCGTTCTGCCATCGAGGACTTCGCTATCGAACTCAGCGATGACGAGAAGAAGGGTAAGAAGACTATTCTTGCAGCCTTCGCAGAATCGAATATCGTATGGGATGACTATGTGAAGCAGCATCCTGAGGTAGCACCAGAGCCAGCACCTGTAACGGTCACATCGAATGCACCGTCACATGGAAAGGTCGGAGAAGATACCGTAGAGGGCTTCATCACGCCGGTAGTTGAAGAGGTAGAAGATGTTCCCGTTGGTGAGATTATCGTCGCAAAGCCGCAGGTCGCAGGTCCCCACGACCAGTACCTGCTGAAGATGACCCGAGAGAATCCTGTATTCCAGACGAGGGGATATGAGTTCACAGAAGAACACCCTTACTGCCTGGTCAGCGCATCTGATGCCGAGTGGATTCTAGAGAATGAAGACGGATTCCGTCAAGCATATCCGCAGGAATTGGCTGAGTTCTACGGTTGATTTTGAGTTTGGAAACCAGAAATGCTATAATCGCATTAGGTTCTACAAGCGAGTCTATTAGAGGTTGAAATGACAGACGAAATGAATGAGGCACAATCACTAGATGCTGATGAACATGTTGTATTGAGCAAGTTCGAGCATCCAGATGGTGTTGAGACCACAGACCCCGAGTTTGAAATCGAACGCCTTACCGTCAACAACGGATTGGTTGTCGAGCATGTAGTAATCGAGAATGGGAAGGTCAAGGGGCCGGTAGAGGAAGGAAACCTCACCGGTAAAGATATTGGCAGACTCATCACATAAACCCAATGAACAGGAGGTAGAAATAGTATGGCAGTAACAGACGCAGGCAGGAACTTCATGGTCGCATCGACCGTCGCTGCTGCATCCACGCCTTTCAACAACGCTAACTCTTACATTGGAGTTGGAGACTCCACCACAGCGTATGCCGCTGGTCAGACAGACCTACAGGCTGCAACCAACAAGTTGCGTGTAGCAATGGACGCGACATATCCACAGACGGCCACAAACGTTGTAACATTTCGTTCCACATTCGGTACAAGCCAGGCAAACTTCGCATGGCAGGAATGGGGAGTATTCAACGCTTCCTCAGCGGGTACCATGCTCAACCGTAAGGTAGAGTCATTGGGAACAAAGACTTCTGCACAAACCTGGCAATTCACAGTGACTTTGACTTTTACAACTGCCTAGTCAGTATAAAACAAACAGTCCTGAAGTTGACAAACCTACAGTTCTTGCTGTATACTAGTAGCACGAGTAATCCTCGTGCTACTTTTATTTAGGAGTCAATATGAATGATGAAGAGTTGTCAAATAAGTACAAGTCCGGAGCCAGCGTCTCCCAACTCATGGCAGAGAGCGGTCTCAGCCGGTACAAAATCATGAGTTCATTTCTTAGAACTGGAACTCAACTCAGAGAGAACGCTCAAGCGCGAGTCCCGGTAGAACTTCGTCCAGATGAGGTGCCAGAAGAACATCGAGAGTCCTTTCACTTTGAGACACAATTTGTAGATGGCGTCGGCGCTAAACGACGAGGGTTGGTAATTGAACGCGACTGCAATTATTGTCCCAATACCTACACAGTTCCTGTTGCTCAAATTCGTGGAGACCTTGGAAGAGGCAGAAAGATGCGTCCGGGTAAGTGTGGAGACTGCCGAGGCTCATTCGTAACCAAGGACGGGTATGTTTGGATTCATAAGCCGGACCATCCAAACGCTTACAATAAGAGGTATGTGCCAGAACATATTCTGGCCATGGAGAAACATCTGAATAGGTATCTTGATTCAACACATGAGTCAGTGCACCACATTGATGGAGATAGGTCAAACAACGACATCTCAAACCTTCAACTTCGTACACGTTACCACGGCAAAGGTCAGGCGTGGAAATGTAATGCATGTGGGAGTACTGATGTGGGACCGGTTCAACTCGCATAGCACTTTAGCCACACCGACAGCACGAGCCACATGGCTCGTGCTATTGGTTTTTCTGCCTTGACAATAAGGATAATCCTACCTATACTGGAAGTGTGGGGAATAAATCACGAGGGAGAAAATTTATGACAAGTTCAGTACGAGCACTAGCCGCGTCAATCGCGGTTATCGTGGCTGTCGTTCTGGCTATGGTGGGATTCACGTCCCAGACTGCATCAGCAGTAACCGTACCGGGACCACCTGCCACTTGTTCTGCTGTTGTTGGCACGGGGGGAGTTCATGTATCGTGGACACCACCATCCAATAACGGTGGGGCAACAATCACGAATTACACGATTAAGATTAAGGGGCAGACCGCGCCGGTCTATCGTACCGACCGCGACCTGAACTATTACAACAACCCGTTGAAGGGTGGAGGCGCACGAGATTGGTTGTGGACAGACGCATATACGTCTTCTTCAGTATTCCAGATTCGTGCAACAAACAGCGCAGGATTTGGAGCATGGTGTGAGACTGGTACATCCTACAGCCCATCACCAACGCCTACTCCAACACCGACGCCAACACCTACACCTACTCCGACACCAACCCCGACTCCTACACCAACGCCAACACCCACCCCGACGCCGACTCCTACGCCGACGCCGACTACAACCCCCACACCACCACCGGGTGACTGCTTCGGTTACGAGGCTGGCGCATATCTGTGTTCTCAGTTGGGCGCGGTACAGAGTACAACCACCACAGCCATCAGGAACTTCCTGACAAGCATCGGTACAACCTATCCTAAGTTGAACGGAGCACCTACAGGCTGGGGTATGGCATATGGAGTCGGAACAGCATCCGACCCCGTGTTCCACTTGACTGGAACAATGCCTGCTA